ATTGCCGACCCACCTTACGCCCGCCACACCTTGCCGACCTTGCACGCCCGTTGGTCCTTGCTTGCCTTGCGGTCCAGTTGCGCCGACGATCGACTCACCCTTTACACCTTGCGGTCCTGCCTTGCCTTCGAGTCCTTGCGGTCCGACTGATCCGACAACAAGTGCTTCCCATCCATCGAGCGGTGGAAGATTGCTTGTTTCTTTCGTGCACACGTAGGCACTGTGCTTGTGGTGCACGACATCCATAGGTTGATATGTCGAGGTGGACAACGCCTTGCCACGCCAACGGAAGCCCGTGCCACGCTCGCCACGCTCGCCCTGCTTGCCGATCGTTGACAGATCCGCACTCGTGAGGAGTTCGTTGGATTTCAGCGTGTCGAACGCCTTGCGGATCTTTGCGAGTTTGTCAGGATTCATCGTTCAATATCTCCTCGAGTTCGTTGATGATGCGCTCGGCATTCGCCGTCTTGACTCGCATCGTTTCTATTTCCGTGTTGATCTCTTCCCACTTTGGGTCAGGTGTGATCGCCTTTGCGAACGCTGCACCCTCGACCTCGGCAAGTCTGATGCGCATCTTCTCACGCACCGCATTCTCGCCCTTGCTTTCGCTTGCGAGTTCGTCCGCCTTGCGTGCAGCCCATGCAACGCCTGCGCCTGCAGGATCGTTCGGATCGCCACCCCACAACATCCAAGCAATTGCACCTGCCGACGGATAGCCCTCATCGCCTGATCGTGCGCCGACTGCATCGAGGTCCACACGGTGGCGAGCAAAGAAACTGTTCATGCGTCCGACCGTGTCGGGTGAAAGCGAAACCATGTTGCCGATGTCCCGTGCCCGTGCAACGCCGACGGCAGTTCCACCACGACCAAACTCCTCACGATACTTGAGGCCTCGGAGTGCGAGCGTCGCCATCTCGTCAGTCGGTGTCGTGTCGACATCGCTCAACGCCTTTGCTGCAGGCTGTTCGACTTCGGCAGTCGGTGGCAACTGCGCAGGCTCAGCGACTGGTGCAGGAGCAGGTGCTGCATACGCAGGCATTGGAGCAGGTGCGCCGAACGGAGAGACTGGAGGCACACCACCGAGCGGCAAGCCGTTCACGTGCAGCATGTCAGCGTGCGGTGTCTCGAGTGCTTCGTAGCCTTCCTCGAGTCGTGCTTCGTTGGGTGTGCGCCAACCGCCCGCAACTGCGACCGATCGCTCGGCAGAGTCTGCGACTCGGTTCTCAGGAACTGGATTGTCGTATGCCAAGTACGCATCCTCGTGGATGCCGAACATCGGCAGTAGTCGACTGTTCAAGGTCTCCTCGTCCATCCTGCAGATCGGTGCGATCGTGGTCTCTCGCCACATCGAGTATCCCGCTTGCGCTGATGCGAGGTTCGGATCGTTCGCCTTGAGCATCGAAACTGGAACGCCAAAGCATGCGCTGATCTCCTCGACGATGTCATCTCGACCAGTCAGATCCTTGCTTGGAAAATTCAGCGGCATGAGTTGAATGTCGCCGCTGATCGTGACCATGCGACCGCTCTTGCGTGTGCCCTGGTGCAGCGACCGCATCGACTCCTCAAACCGACGCATTGACGCTTCGCTTGCGCCACCTTTTACTATGGCTGCGTAGTCTGGTCTGCTCATGTTCTCAAGAAAAGACAAGTCCTGTATGTGCGCTGCTTGCGATTGTTGGATCGCTCCGTATGCAGCCTCCACCTTGCCGAGTCCGTAGTACAAGTTGCGAGGATTCGGTCGCTTGAAGTGGATGATCTCGTCAAGCTCGAATCGCTGCATCTCGTTTCGATTGACTCCGTACAAGTACGCCTCGACCAGTTCTGTCTTGCCAGGCAGGATCGTGACATTCTGCGCAGGCACTGTGTAGATCTCCGATGGCACGCCGAGAGCCTTGTCCATGATCACATGCAGATACGCATTGCCGCACAGTTCCATGTAGAGCATGCGCATCACGCTCTGCGAGAAGCCGTCCTCGTACTGATTCGCCTTGCGCAGCAACTCGAGGATCGGATGCGCATCAACGACCTCCTCGAAATCGCCTGCAGTTGCTGCGGACTTCATCACGCTCGGCGATGGCTTGCGCTCACTGTCGCCTAAAAGATACGCCTTGCGTGCACGACTGACCTTGCGAGTGCGCCAAAACTTCTGCGGTCCTTGCGCATCCGTGCGAACATATAAACGCAGAGGGACACTCGATGCGGCCTGCGCATTGAGCATCGCTGCTGCGTACACCCAAGATTCAAATGAGAGCACGCTCCGCTGCATTGAAAATGGTGGCATCTTGCCACGCCCTGCAGCATTGTCGAGAATCGAAATGGATGATTGAACAAACTTTGAATCGTCGTAGACCGCTTTGGTTGTCAGGTCGGGTCGTCGTCGTCGGAAGAAGTCTAGTAGTGCCATCAAATTATCCTTACTTCGAGCGTGTTTCGTGCGGTCGTACCCAACAAGCGAACGGCGAGAGCGAGTGCGCACACGCCGTCATCGTGTACGCCCGATGGTGCACTGTACTTGACACCGCTGCGAGAGTACTCAAATTCAAACGCCTCCAACTCATCACGCAGCCAACCATCACAGAATCCTATGCCACCACTTTGAATTCGAGCGGCGAGCCCTTCCATGATCTGCTGCTTGCTCTGCGATGTGAACTTGAAACTCTCGACACACGGCAGCGAGCGTTGCAACTCCTCGACGATCGGATCACCCACGCCAGTCGAGTCGATCAATGCAGGCTTGTCGCCGATGATCTCGATGAGTCGACGCTTGGTCTGTCCCCAATCCGATTGCCAACGGTGGATCTCTGCGACTCGGTAGTCGACATCGAGTCCAACTGCAACCGTCCAGTCGTGCGACTTCGCCAAGTCAACGCCCCACGCTGCGACTGGATCTGTGGAGAGCGGCATCACGCATCGACCGATCGCAGGAATGCCGAAGGGATTCCCGCCATCGTCCGCAGGCTCTGCGAGATACAACTCACGGAACACATGATCGGGCAAGTCACGCTTTGCCGACTCGATCTCCTCACGGTCGAGGATGCCGCCTTCGACTGCATCCCATGCGGTGAGTTTGTGATAGGCGAGGTCGACACCGTCCGCTCGCTGCGCCATCTGATGCACCCAATTCTTGCGCCCTCGAACATTGCCGATGATGCGCACCTGTCCACGAGTTGCGGTGAGCGTTGACCGCACGGCGTGCCACGATTCTTCCTTGCACCTGGTCGCCTCGTCCATCACTGCGGCTCGCACATCCTCGCCGTACAAGTTGTCAGGATCGTCGGCAGATCTGAACCAGATCTTGCAACCGCTTGGCAGCATGATCCACAGATCCGTGTCGTGCGATGACCAGTGCGCCTTGTGCGGGTCGGCTTGGATGAGCCACTTCTTGACTCGGTCCATCGCCATCTTGCTCTGCTGATAAACGGGTGCGACCCACCAGTACGAGCCACCCGCCTTCTGATCGTTCCACGCTTTGGCAAGCAACCACATCAAGCAGCCTGCAGTCTTGCCTGCCTTGGTCGCCGCTTCGATCACGACGATGCGTGCGGGATCCATGATCACACGCCGCTGCGCTGGATACATCTTTGGAAGTGTCAGAGTCGTGACTGTCAAAGTTCGATCGGTCCAAAGCGGAAGTTCTCGGTCGCCTCACCCGAGTCGAGTCGTTCGATCTTGTCACCAACTGCGAGCGCAGCGATGTTCGAGTCTCGCATTCGGATGAGCACCTCGGCAGCCCGTAGTTTTTCTCGTGGCGTTCCGTTGGTCAGCATGTTCGCAACGATGCTCGGTGCAGCCCGCAACGCAGCATCAGGAATCTGCCACCCGTTGCGGATCGCCGATGCGAGGAGCACGAGCGTCTCTCGTGCGTGATGGTCGGGCTCGTTGTTGATTGGCGTGATGTCGCTCATGTTTGATTCTATGTCGACAGTGTTGCCGTTTTTCCTGTGAGCGTTTCCCATCGCTTGACGATGACATCACAATATGCAGGCGAGATCTCCATGCCGTAGCATTTTCGGTTGAGTTGCTCGGCGGCAATGAGGGTTGAGCCCGAGCCAAGGAATGGATCAAGCACGGAATTTCCTACAATACTGCTATTTGTAATCAATTTGCAAAGCAATTCGATAGGCTTCATTGTTGGATGCAATTTGCTCGAACTTGGCTTGTTGCATTCAATTACGCTGGTCTGAAAATCTCCATAGAATTTGTGACTGCCTTTTTTCCAAGCGTACAAAATAGGTTCGTGCTTGTAACAATAATCAGACCTGCCTAACACATGGTTATTTTTTAACCATATCAATTCGTGCCGTGGTTCTATTCCAGATCCTTCCATCATCATCATCATCATCATTTGATCGCCACCTTGTGGCATAAAACAATAGACAACCGCTCCGCCGTCCATTGACTTTTCCATATTTGAAAACGAATCTTTCCACATTTTTTGTGTCTGCTCTTTTGTCAGATGATCGTTTTCTATTTTTGTTTGGTTTCCGTTTCCTTTATCAATAGCGTTGAGAAATTGGTTTTTTTCAGAGTACGAAACTCCATAGGGTGGATCAGTCAAAACTAGTTCAACCTTCGCCCCGTTCATCAGCATTGCCACATCCTCCGCCTTCGTTGAGTCGCCGCAAAGCACCCGATGATCACCGAGTAGCCATAGGTCGCCTGTCTTCGTGATCGGATCGACTGGTGGCTCGGGTACTTCGTCTTCGACGATATCCTTGCCGTCAAGGATCATCGCCTCGATCTCCGCATCCGTGAACCCTGCGATGTTCGCCAACTCCTCATCGTCGATCTGCAGCGCAGCGAGTTGTTGCGCCAGCGCAGCCTCGTCCCATCCTGCAAGTTCAGCCGTGCGATTGTCGGCGATGGCGTATGCGATCGCCTCTGCACCTTCCAAGTTCGTCCTGACGATCTCAACACTCGACCAGTTCAGCATCTTTGCAGCCATCATCGTTCCGTTGCCTGCGACGATTATGCCTTTCCCATCGACCACGATCGGCTTCTGTTGTCCGAACCGTGCAAGGCTTGCTTTGATCGCTTCGAGATTCTTCGAGTCGTGCGTGCGGACATTCGCAGGGTCGAGCATGAGACTTGCAATCGTTGCCGTTTCGTATTTCATTTCTGCGAGTCTACATACGAGGGTGGCACTGCATACCAACCTTCAGGGATCACCACTCGATTGTCACCGAGTCGCCACTCGCCGTCGATGAGTGTGTACACCTGCGACTTGCAGTCAGGTCCGATCCTGATCGGGCTTGACTCCGTCACCAG